GTGCAACAGAATGTGGATATAAAAAACAAGAAGGCCAAATTATCACTCTATTTTTCTTTTTAGGTATTTTAAATTCTTCCGTTCCATCTGGATTTCTAAAACATAATTCACCACCCTCATAATCATCATTTATTAAAAAAATTAAACTTAAAGTTCTTGGTGTATTTGGAGCATGATCGTAATGCCAAGCATAATGATTATTTTTTTCATATTTTAAAATTTGCATTGATTCAACTCCACCTGTGTAAATATTTATTACTTTATGTTGTTGTAAATACCTATTTACAATATTACTTACCATACTTTTTATGATATTAAACCAATGTACTCTAGTCATTGATTCACTGTATGGATCTAAACCACATACTCCGACATCTCTTAATTTTTTAACAATTTCACCCTCACCAACTCTTCCCTCTTCATAAGGAAAACTTTGACAAACTTTTGTAAATTTATCTAAAACATCTATGGGAAGAATATTATCAAAAATTGTAATAAATTTTTTTAATTCCATTTTTTTTTATTCCAAAAAAAATTTTTATATTTATGTAAAATTTTTAGATTATAAAATATTTTATTTTCTTCAATATCATTTGTTGATACACCTTTTATTTTCATGTTCCAAGATTCTCTTTTAAAAGGTATTACTTGTACATATGGTGTACCTTTTTTAATAGTTGTATCTAAAACAGGATATTTATCACCGTTAATCACGATAGGAAAATTTACTTCGTTTTTAAATGTGTCTGTATCTACTATTCCAGGAATTATAGAAAATCTATCATCTGTGTTATTTAAAGGAGGTACAAATAAACAAGAGTAACCTTTTGGAGTAACTATTCTCCACGGATTCATAATTTTTAAAAAAGGTAAATTAGAATTTTTCTCTACCATTGGGGACTCCCCAAGCTGTTTAGTTTGATGAATTTCTGGCCTTGATCCTAATAAATTTATTTTTTTATTATAGAACATAGTTTCATCTTGACCATTTGGATGCCACAAAATATCTCTCTTGCCGTCTTCTCTTTTAAAATTATGAACAAAAGCATAATCTTGTGGAACTTTTAATAAATACCCAGTTGTAAGTGTATCCAAAAAAGGCATACAACCTTTTATTGTTTGGTCACCAATTTTATGTTCTAATTTTTTATACCACTCAGGTATATTTAATTTTATAGGAGTTGGGTAGTCTTGTTTATTATTTACGTAATTTTCGTGTGCAATAAACTCAATAGTATTTGAAAACATTGTATTAAAATATACATTTTTAAAGAAAAGTAAACTTTAAATAAGTTCAAGAATACTTATAGGCTCTTGACCTTGTTGACTTGCATGTTTTTCTAAACTTATGTTCAAAGGTACAGAAGATGTATTAAGGTTTCTTAACCACTCAACATATGTATCAATAAGAGTAGATATCGGATGTGATGAATTATTTTCACTATAAGCAGTTAATTCATTTATTTGAACATTTATATATTCTTTAAGATCGTTTTCATTACCAAAATAAACATATTCTGCAGGAGCATTGGGTGGTGTAGGATCTGTTGAATCTGAACCATCCACTCTTTGTGTCACAATTGTTGATCCGTTATGGCTTAAAACCATAATTTCATTTAATTTTATATCGTTAAATTGATCCTCTGTAATATCTAATATCGTATAATTAGAATTATCAAAATTTTTATTACTGTTTAAAAAATTTTCATCTCTTGCAATACGATACAAAGAATTAGGCTCATTTTCACTGTTTAATTTAAAAATTGCTTTTGCCATATTATTGTCCTGTGTTTTCTAAAATTAAAAGCATTCCTCTTGTGCCTGAGCTTCCATTGTTTCCTGCGTTACTTCCTGGAGAATTACCACCAGCACCCCCACCTCCAAATTCTTCTAATGAGTTACCACCAGCACCTGCAGATCCATAAATTCTGGAAGGTAGTGATGTTAAAGTTGCAGGAGCTGTAACACTAGTGTTTCCATCTGATCCTGGGTTTCCTATTGGCTGACCATTCCAACTTGCACCTTGGCCGCCTCCACCGCCATTAAATGTAAAAACGTTAGCCATACTAGTTGCACCACCTGAATTACCAGTTCCTCCTCTTGGGTTTCCACGGTTTCCTCCACTTCCTCCGCCACCAACACTAAAAGGTTGTGCAAAAGGATGTGATCCTATTGGTACATTGACAAAACCAAAACCTCCACCGCCTCCTGTGCCGCCAGTGTTTCCTGGATTTGGATTATAGCCTCCGCCTCCGCCTCCGCCTCCAGCATAAGCATAGAAGCCAGCGAAGTTTGCATTTGAAGTTGCTGTGTAAGTTCCAGAAGAGGAACCTGCACTCGCTTGTTTAAAAACCATGTTTGCACCACCAGCTGATCCAGATGCAGCAGAAGTAATTCTACCCTGAGCATCAACAGTAATGTCAGCTGTCGTGTAAGATCCAGCAGTTACCGCAGTGTTTGCAAGTTTGTCTGCAGATACAGCGTCATCTGCAATCATATCTGTTTGTACTTGAACTTCTCCTACTTCACCAGCTGATACAGCTCCTATTACTCTGTTTGCAGTTGTGGTGTCTTGAATTTTTGCGTAAGTTACAGCATCATCTGCGATTTGCGAAGTAGCGATAGTGCCTGTTATGTTTGCAGCAGCCACTGTTCCACCTAGAGTGTCTAGTGAAATTTCATTTAGGTTTGTTCCATCAGAATATGCTGCGTAAATTTTTGCTTGATCTAAAGTAAATCCTGATCCTGATGCAGTTTTAATTGTTAGATTTTCAGGATTAGTCAATCCCGTTGCATCAAAAATATAAAACTTCTCAATTGAATCTGGAATAGTACAAATTGTGCTTGCTGCAATCGTTGCAGTTGCAAATTTTATAACCATGTTTCTTGCGTTTGATAGAGTTGCATCACTCATCACAAGAGCAAGCGTACCACCACTTGAAAGTGTTACTTGTTCGAATCCTGCTACGGCTTGTTGAATTAAATTTAAATTTGTGTTTGTTTTATCACCCCATGTACCAGCGTTTTCACCGGTAACCATAAGTTCTAATTTTAGATCACTCGAATAACTAGATGTCATAAAAAATTCTCCTCAATAATTTGTATTTTACATTAATTAAGCAGCCAAATCAACCACCGTCCATGTATTAGATACTCCTAAATCTATCTCAGACCACGCAGTAATATTAGGATTTCCTACAGATCCTGTCAATTGTATGCCTGAAGGTGTAACTAAAGCATCCCCCGTAACAGGACCTTCTTCTCCTAAAGATGATGTAATTGAAAGCCCTGATACTCCTATAATTTGACCTGGTATTTCTGCATGTTGGCCAAGTGTCATTGTAGCAGATATTCCAGTTACTGACTCATTAGTACTTTGGATTAAAGTAATATCTCCTTGTGTTAAAGATGCTTGACTTCCCGTAACATCAACAGGAGTTTTTAAACCACCTACAGTATTTCCTTGCGATGATGTTAAAGATATTCCTGAAACATCTACATTTGCATCTGCAGATAATGAGCTAGAACCTATAGTAAAATCTAATTGATCTTCTGCTGCTAAAACAATAACATCTCCATCAATTTGTAATGAGAAACTACCTTGTGTAAAGCTAGCTTGAGATCCACTTACAGAAACAGTTACATCTGTAAATGCTGTCTCACTTCCAATAGAAGAAGTTAAGGATTGTCCTGTTACTTGTACTGAAAAATTATCACCCCAAGCAAACTCACCCCATTCACCTCTACCCCAACCTTCTCCTGTTAAAGTAGTTTCATCTACTGTTGCTGCACCTATCTGTGTGTTAAAAACTGAACCTGTAACAGGAACACCTATTCCAACAACGGTGCTACCAACACCAATAGACATTGTAACTGGTCCAGGGTCGTCAACTAATGCTGAAGTTCCAGCTACTGAAGTACCAATACTTGATGATAATGATATTCCTGAAACACTTACATCAGCGTTTGCTGTAACTGATTCAGAACCGATTGATGATGTTAATGATATGCCACTGACGGAGACTATTTCGTCAGAGAGATCTCCCCATTC